GTGGTGCTTCATCACTGAAGACATCCTCAAAGAAGAATATGAGCGGATGTTCCCGGACGCGACGCCGATCAGCACGCTGTACAGCCAAGGCGTGGGCGATCAGGGCATTTCGTCGTGGCTTCAGGAAGACACGATCCGCATCGCGGAATATTTCTACAACACTTACGAAAAAGCCACGCTGCACCTGTACCCGGACAACCAGACTGCCTACCGCGGTACGCCGCAGGACAAGCAGCTTATGGCCATGTTCGGCAAGCCGATCCGCAGCCGCGAAGTTGACCGCAAGAAGGTCATGTGGATGAAGACCAACGGCTTCGACGTGCTGCAAGAGCGCGAGTGGGCCGGCAAGTGGATTCCGGTCGTGCGCGTCATCGGCAACGAGTGGGAAGTTGACGGCCAGATGTACATCAGCGGCCTTGTGCGGAACGCCAAGGACGCCCAGCGCATGTATAACTACTGGACGAGCCAAGAAGCCGAGATGCTGGCGCTGGCTCCCAAGGCACCCTTCATTGGCTATGGCGGCCAGTTCGAAGGCTACGAGATGCAGTGGAAGACCGCCAATACGACCAATTGGCCGTATCTGGAGGTCAATCCCGACGTGACGGACGGTGCCGGGGCTGTCCTCCCCCTGCCCCAGCGCGCGCCGCCTCCGTTGCCCCAGACTGGCTTGATCCAAGCCAAGATGGGGGCTGCTGACGACATCAAGGGAACAACGGGCCAGTACGACGCCAGCCTTGGGATGCAGGGCAACGAACGCTCTGGTAAGGCCATCCTCGCCCGCGAGAAGCAAGGTGACGTTGGCACGTACCACTACGTGGACAACTTGGCCCGCGCGATCCGCCACATCACCCGGCAGATCGTGGACATGATCCCGAAGATTTACGACACGCAGCGCATCGCCCGCATTATTGGCGTTGATGGCGAAGTCGATATGGTCAAGTTCAACCCGTCGCAGGCTGAACCTGTCAAGGAAATCCGCGACCAGATGGGCGCGCTGATCGAAAAGGTCTACAACCCCAGCGTCGGCACCTACGACGTGATGGTTACGACCGGCCCAGGCTACATGACCAAGCGTCAGGAAGCCTTGGACGCCATGTCGATGATCCTGCAATCCAACCCGCAACTTTGGACTGTGGCAGGCGATCTGTTCATCAAGAACATGGATTGGCCGGGCGCGCAGGAGATGGCAGCGCGGTTCAAGAAGATTCTTGACCCGAAGGTTCTGTCGGAAGGCGATCAGTCGCCTGAGATGATGGCCGCCCAGCAGCAGATGGAGGCCATGACGCAAGAACTGAACCGCATGACGGACATCATCTCCAACGTGCAGGACAGCGTCGCCCAGCGCGAGGTGGACATCAAGGAATACAAGGCCCAAGTGGACGCTTACGACGCCGAGACGAAGCGGATCAGCGCCGTGCAGCAGAGCATGACGCCAGAGCAGATTCAGGACATCGTCATGGGTACAATCGCCGCGGCGCTGGACACCGGCGACCTGATCGGCGGCGCGCCTCAGATGCGCGAGATGCCCGATATGGAGATGGAACAGCCAGAGATGCAGCCTGAAATGGGCGAAATGCAGCCCGAAATGCCGCCTGAAGGAATGATGGAATGAAGTGCGCGGACTTTGTAGGTATGCTGTTTTTGGCGCGGGATGTGACCCATTCCGCCCACCTGAACACGCGCAGCTATGCCAAGCACGTCGCGCTGAACGAGTTCTACGACGGCATCATCGACTTGGCAGACAAGTTTGCCGAAGCCTATCAGGGCAAGTACGGCCTGATCGGGCCGATCTCGCTGATGTCGGCCAAAAAGACCAACAACGTGGTTGAGTTCCTTGAAGGGCAGCTAGAAGACCTTGAGCAAATGCGCTATAAGGTCGTCGATAAGGAGTGTACCCCGCTCCAGAACATTATTGACGAGATTTTCGGGCTGTACTACACCGCGTTGTATAAGCTCAAATTTCTGGCTTGAGGAACGAACATGGCTGCAACATACAGAAATTTAACCGCGACCGCGCAGGTAAAAGTTGGCGCAGGCAAGCTGAAGAGCATTTTTGTGTCTTCAGGAACCTCTCCAACTATTGCTATCTACGATAGCGCAACCGCGTCTACCGGCGACCCAGTCATCATAGCCACATTCACCTCTGCCACCGCAGGGCTGTATAACTTGACCGGCGACGATGGCGGCGTAAATTTTAGCAGAGGTTTGTACGTCGTTGTCGGCGGTACAACGCCTGTTGCGTCTATCTTTTACGAGTAATTACCACTCGAAAACCGTACCGGCGAGGTTCACCGGGAACTCCATAGGGGTTATACATGGACGAGAATGTCCCAAACGAAGCGGATGCCTCCGCGCCGGAACTGGAAGCCACGGCAGCAATCCAGCCCGCAGAAAACACGACGCCGGAAACGCCTGTCGAACAGGAAGCATCTAAGACCTTCTCCCAGGAGGAACTGGACGCCATCGTTGGCAAGCGGCTTGCAAGGGAACAGCGTAAGTGGGAGCGTGAGCAAGCCCAGCGACTGGAAATGGCTCAAGCGCAGAAAGCGGCAGCCCCGCATTCTGATCTAAGTGCCGACCAGTTCAACACCTACGAAGATTACGCAGAGGCTTTGGCCGAACGTAAAGCGGAGGAATTGTTGGCGCGGCGGGAAACCGCCAAGCAGCAACAGGCATTGCTCGAAAACTACCACGACCGTGAGGAGTCAGCGCGGGATCGGTACGACGACTTTGAACAAGTCGCCTACAACCCCAACCTGTCCGTCACGGAGACAATGGCGCAAAGCATCCAAGCGTCCGACATTGGCCCCGATGTCCTGTATTGGCTCGGTTCCAACCCGAAGGAAGCGGATCGCATTGCCCGGCTGCCGCCCATCTTGCAGGCTAAAGAGATCGGAAAACTTGAAGCCGGCATGGCCTCAAGCCCGCCGGTTAGAAAGACTTCAACCGCCCCGGCACCGATTGCACCTGTCACAGCCCGCGCTTCTGGCGCACCGACGTATGATACGACCGACCCTCGTTCGACCAAGTCGATGAGTACGTCGGAATGGATCGAAGCGGAACGGATGAGGCAGATCAAGAAGTACGAGGCACAACGCAACCGTTAATTTGGGACTACCACCATGGCTAACTCAATTCTTACTATTGACATGATCACGCGGAAGGCTCTCGAAATCCTCGAGAACAACCTCGTGCTCACCCGCAACGTGAACCGTCAGTACGACGACAGCTTTGCTGTCGAAGGTGCCAAGATCGGTTCGACCCTGCGTATCCGTCTGCCCGACCGCGCTCTGGTCACGGACGGCGCTGCCCTTCAGGTGCAGGACGACAACGAGCAGTTCACCACGCTGACCGTTGCCAACCAGAAGCACATCGGCGTGAACTTCACGAGCGCCGAACTGACGATGCAGTTGGACGACTTCGCAGAGCGCGTGTTGAAGCCGCGTATCTCGCAGCTTGCCTCCAGCATCGACGCTGACGTGGCCAATGCGTTCAAGACCATCGGCAACACGGTCGGCACTCCCGGCACCACCCCGTCCACTTCGCTGGTTCTGCTTCAGGCCCAGCAGAAGCTGAACGAGAACGCTGCCGTGATGTCGCCGCGCTACGCGACGGTCAACCCGGCTGCCAACGCTGGCCTGGTTGAAGGCATGAAGGGCCTGTTCAACCCGACCGACACCATCAGCAAGCAGTTCAAGAACGGCATGATGGGTACCGGCGTGCTTGGTTTTGAAGAAATCAACATGTCGCAGTCGATCAAGCAGTTCACCACTGGTTCGCGTACTGCAACCGGCGGCACGACCTCAGCGGCCATCACGGCTGAAGGCGCCACCACCGTCGCCATCACCGGCGCTGGGGCATCAACTACCGTCAAGGCTGGTGACGTGTTCACCGTGGCTGACTGCTTTGCTGTGAACCCGCAGACCCGTGAAAGCACTGGTTCGCTGTTCCAGTTCGTCGCCCTTGCGGATGTTACGCTGGGTTCTTCGGGCGAAGGCAACATCACCGTTGCGCCGATCTACTCGGCTTCCAACGCGCTGGCCACTGTCAACACGCTGCCGGGCAACAGCAAGGCCGTCGTGTTCGTGGGCGCTGCCAGCACCCAGTACGCGCAGAACCTGGTGTACCACAAGGACGCCATCACCTTCGCCACCGCCGACCTTCTGCTGCCGCAGGGTGTCGATATGGCGTCGCGTCAGGTGCATAACGGCATCAGCCTGCGTATCGTTCGTCAGTACGACATCAACAACGACCGTATGCCTTGCCGTATTGACGTTCTGTACGGCTTCAGCACGATCCGTCCGCAGATGGCTTGCCGCGTCTGGGGCTAACCTGAAACCGGCCCCCGGTTC